CGCCAACGCATCGGGAAGTACCGCCGTGCCTAGCTCTTGCAGCGTTGCGGCGAACGTGTTTTTGAGTAGCTGCGCCTGCGCTTCTGCTGTCTTACCCATCTTCTCGTAAGCAGCAGAAGCGCTACCAGCAGACTTTGCGTTGAGCGTTAGCGACTCATTGATCGTCGGTAGCTGATTGAGCAGCGTGCTAATACCGGCAAGCGCCTGTTGATCGGGGAAAATCTTACGCAGCGCTTCGGATCGCGCGGCTGGCGAGAGCGCATCGAGTTTCGATTTTAGATCGGTGAGAATGTCCACCATGTTGCGAATGTTGCCGTTCGCATCTTTCGTGGATACGCCGATCTCTTTCAGCGCGTTTTGGGCGTCGGGCGTTGAGATTTTCGAGAGAGCATTCTGGAGATTATTGATGTTCGTGGAAGCATCACCGCCCTCACGAGTGACGCCAGCGATCAGCGCACCGAGAGTGTCGAAATCCACACCAGCGAGCTTCGCAGCTTGCGTAACCTGACCTAGCCCGTGCGCAAGTTGATCGCCAGAGACGACGCCTTTATTGATCGTATTGAAGAATACATCCGAGATGTGCGAAGCATCGGAGACAGAAAGCCCGTAAGCATTCATCACGCCGAGAACAGCCGTGCCGAACGTGTCGGCGTCTGTCGATGCGGCGATAGCACCTTTACCGAATTGTTCGGTGAGTTTGAGCGCGTCGGCTTGATTCGTCTCGATAGATGAGAATATCGTATTGAGCGATTCTGCAAGCTGTGTCGATGATTGCGCGATACGTGTGGACATTCCCGAAAGTTGCGACTCTACTTGATGCGTGTCTATTTCGGGAGCGATTGTGGAGATTTTCGTTACGGCGGTTTCAAGACTCGCCGCCTGTTTCGCCGCCGCGCCTAATCCGGCGATTATCGCAGTTCCGGCGAGCGTAGCAGCCGTGCTGACTTTGCTAAAACCTTGCGCCGCTTGTCCTGCTACTTCACCGAGAGATTTTACGGAATTGCTGGCAGACTTGGCGGCACCCTCGACAGCCTTACCCGCCGCCTCGCCCTCTCTGCCCATCTGCGACAGATTTTTGCCGACGCCCGCCGAATCGCGATCGAACTGACGAAGAGCAGCACCAGCAGCGCGCACGGAAGTAAGAACGCCATCGGTCTTTAGCTCGATACTCCCATGCGCGCTGCCAATGTCGATGCTCAAAAGCTAGCTCCGATCTACGCGACTTCTTCGACAGGAAAGCGGTCGAAGTCTGTTCGATACTTCATCGCGAAAACTTGCTTTTGATCAGCAAGCAGTCCGACAATCGAGTAGCGCTGTTTGCCATCTTTCGTGCGCTGCTCTAGCATCATATCGACCCATTTCCCGAATCTCGCGACCGTCATCGTGTACTGGTAGGCGATCCACTCGTCACGCGGATTGTTCAATCCCGCTAGACTCGCCGGGGTTTTCCCGTACATCTTCGCCGCTAGATGCTGTTCCCACATCACCCACCGGCCCGCTTCGGTCTGCACGAAATCGGGCAAGCCCAGCCGTCAAGCCTACCCCCCAATCCCAGATCGCGAACTTGTCGTCGGCAGACATTGCGGATATTGGGATACCGCCTTTCTCACCTTCGAACACAAATGTTGGTTCGACTAGCGCGGCTACGCACATCGCATCGATGTAGTAATTCAGTTCAGCAGTTCGCGTAAGCGCCTTTCCCGGTTCCTGCCCTTCTGCGGTGATACCGGGAACTTCACGAATAAGCATGTTCATTCCGCCCAGAATGAACTTCTCAACAGCAGCGATCATATGGTTAGGGATGGTGCCTTGCTGTGCCATGCGCGACAGATCGGGAGTACGCACGATGACGACTTTACCGCTCGGTAAAGTCATCTCTTCTTCGCCGTTATCGGCCCACTGCGCCGCATAGTCGAAGTTTGCACGCCGCTTGCGACCGTTACGATTCGCGCTCATCAGTACCTCCTTTTACAGAAAATAGAGAGCGATCGGGCGATCAGATGATGCAGCCCGATCGCTCTCAACGTGCGTAGCCAGCAGCGCTTAGGCTGGTGTCAGCGCTGTTGCGGTCTGATGGTGAATGCGCGTGATCAACTTACCAGAAGCCGCGCCCGCAGTCGGTGCGATTGCGCTCCCAGTAAGATCGGACTCATTGAACGCCTTATGATCGAAGCCGCCAGAAGGGAGCGAGAAACGAACAGCGTTGACGCGCAACCACGCATCGCCGCCGTTATTACCGAGCGCCTTTCCGGTAACACGGCAGTACGGTCGCGCTTGACCGACCACACCGTAATCGAGTGTCTGAATGACGTTCGGAGAGACGCCCGAGCTAACAACAGTCCCGCCCGTGATCGCCGCGAGCGCATCGAGATCGGTGCCTGCGCTATGCAGCGTGACGTCTGCTGTCGTCGCTGAGAACACCGTACCGACGACGACGCCGTACCCTTCCTCGTCGGTCTGATCCTCATTCACCGTGACGTCCATCGTCTGACCGTTCAGCAGTTTGATACCCGCCGCCACGATCGGAGTGAAAGACGCGTCCAACGGCTCGATCACGAGATCGGTGAGTCCGTATGGTAGGCTCGCATGTGTTGCCATTGTTCCTCCGCGTTGTTACGTCTCGCGCTACGATCGCGCAGAGTGTGAGCTAGCTCCGCTTCACGCGAAATTCGCTCTTATCGTCGCCGTTCATCAAGATCGCGACGTCCGATTCGTCCATTTCGACGGTGTGATTGTTGTCGCGATCGAAGCGATAGGTCTTGCTCGTGCCGTGCCATTCCGGTTCGATGAGTCGCGCAGTGTGGTTCTGACCTTCCTTCCACACCACGGATTTCGTCGGCACGGCAGTCGGGTCGGCTGGGATCGGAACGTTCCCGCTCATCTGTAGCTCCTATCTCAGTACCACGGCTTGCCATCGCGACCAGCCGAGTTCCGCGTCATTCAATGCGCCGTCTTTCAGATTCGGACCATCACCGGCCCACTGCAATTCATACACCCACAGTGCGCCCACTTGCAGATGCACACCTTGCAGTAATTCGAAGATGCGTGCTAGCGCTCCGTCGATCACATTGCGCCCCGAATACTGCCATAGAATGACGCGAAACGTTTCCGTAAGTGCGCGATCGTGCGTGGGGAGCGAGAACGATCCGTCATCTTGCACGAGCGCGGTAGGCTTGATCAGTCCTTGCGAGTCGAATGCTGTCGGGTAATCTTCTCGCGTCATTGCCGAAGCTTGCTCATCTTCTTGCGGCCAGATACCGCCTGCGAGACTCGCGAGCATCGTCCCGTCACCGTGGAGCAGTTGTGCGATCGGCACCCTAAGCACTGAGCATCGCCTGTAACATCGAAATGAACAACGGTCCGAACTGCACGATCGTCGGGAGGATCACGCGATACTTTCCGCCGTTGCACACTTCCAGAAAGATTCCATACGGCACGGTGTGATAGAGCGTAATCGTGATCAAGTCGTCAGCGAAGATCACGACTGTTGTTAGACCAGCGCGAGCATCGCCGGTTTGATCTTGCCACGGAGCGCTACCCTTCGCGGCGGCTTCCATCAGTTGAGCGACAGACGCCGCGACAGTTTTCGCTTTCTCCAGAACTTGCTCACCGTAAAACTCGATCGCGTCGGCAAGTTCTGACGGAGATCGTTCCCAGACAATCGCTCCGCTCATCGCGATACTACCTCTCCGATCGCTTCTGTTCGTGTTGCGCGATCGGGACTAACGGCAGATAGTACCCACGTCTCGCCACCTTCTTTCTGCAAACGATCTTTAGCTCGCAAGTCTGTTCCTGCGCTCGCGAGAATAAAGACGTTGGCAGCCGTTCCTGCGCTGTATTGACCGCGCTGCGTCGTGAATGCGGAAGAAGCTGCGTCGGTGATTCGTACCACGATGTGCGCGAGTTCCACGCTCCCCCGAAACCATGCGACTTCGGTCGGATCGTCAGCGATCTCCCGTTCCGCATCAGTAGCGCGAGCAGCGATGCGCGGAGCGAGCCAGCGATCGAGGCGTGAAGGGCTCATCAGAACCACCATTCAACAGGAACAGCAGCAGGCGGCGCGTTCTCTGTCGCTCCCTGCTGCTGTGTGTTGCGTTCGACTGTCGCTCGCGCGCTCCATCTCGTCAGGAGCGTGTCAAGCTGTTTGAACACATCGGATACTGCGTTGTTCGTGCCGCCAAGTGTGTAGCTGAAACGTCCCGCCGCTTCTGCTTGCAGTTCGAGCAAGCAGCTTTCGACCGTGACCGCGATCAGACCGCCATTCTGATCGAGGCGTGTCGCAAGCTCAGCGTTCGACCACGCTGGCGGATCGCCAGAATCGCCTAGCGCGTTGCGAACTTGTTCGACGGCGAGCGTTTCAGCCATCTACACACTCGCTTAGCTGATTCCGGTGATCACGCCAACCGATTCGGGTTCGACCAGCACCGGCAGTCCGGTTTGCCAGCCTTCTGCGGTGACACGCGGCGGCTTATCTTCGTGCGCTTCCAGACGAATAACGCGCCCAGGAGTCGCCTGACCCGCCGCGCGCCCGACTGCGTAGTAACCAAGCACGTTTTCCGCGATCGGGAACACGTCGTTTTGCGCGAAGTTCTGATCGATGATCGCCTGATCCTGCCCCGTCGTCCCTGCGAAGAAGAGCACCGTATCGGGTACGAAACGATGCGCCCCGGCGTAGTCGCGATACAGTTGATCGTTGATCTCGATCGGCGGCAGACCGTCTGCGTTCAGAACGCCGTTCAAGTCTGCGAGACTGATCAGCGGTCGCGGCTCGCTCGCAAGCTGACCGCCGGTTGAGACAGTGATACGCCCGCCGACACGCGCTTGCATCTTCGCGTTGCGTGCAAGAATAGTTGCGACCTTGCGAGAACCGATCAAGCGATTGACCGTGTACCCCTTGTCTGCGAGCGTTTGCACCATGCTGATGATATCGGGATACGGATCGGTCGCATCGAGCGACCATTGCGCCGAAGCTGCGACACGATGACCAGCCGGATTCGGATACGTCACCGTTTCCGTATATCCGTTGTCGCCAGTCATAACGACGCTAGCCGCGATCATGCAGTCCCAGCGCATCTTCTCATTGAGATCGAGAATCGCGCGGAGCACCGTCACATCGAGCCAGCGGATCATCGAGAGAACAGCGTCCATCGTCGGGCGCGTGCTGAGCAGGAACAGGAATGCATCGTAATCCTCGCCAGTGAACTGCCGAGCGATATCCTGATTTCCGAGTTCCACCAGCATCGAGCCGACGATCGAATTGTCGTCCTTGATCTGCGCGGGCGAGTAGCGCGTACCGCTGTTCGCGATCACGGTGCGATACCGGATCGCCTGCTCGCGATAAGCGTTCAACTGCACGATGCGTTCCGGCATGAGCGTTGCGCCCATGTATTGACGAGTCGGCGGGCCGAACTGCGCCATCGGATCGCGTGCGAGCGTTTGCACCGTGCCGTCTTGCTGCATCGTGCGAATGAGTGTGAGAAGGTCCATAGCTAGTTCGCTCCCTTCACACACTCGTACTGCGCACGGACTTTCGTCTTTAGCGCAGAAGAGAGAGCAGCGAATGTCGGCAGCAGGTTTTCCTTGACCACGGAACCGTGCCGATACAGTTCGCAGTCATTCATGTTCGCGGCGTCGGTGACGTCGAACACGAGCAAGTACACTTCGTCATCGGCGTCGGCAGCAACACCATACGGGGTGTTCGCGTCTCGTTCCGCGATCGTGCGACCGAGAAGCGTCCCGCTCGGAATCGTCTTGAACGAACCAGCCGGGACGTACCATGCGGTATCGCCCGAAACAAGCGCGGTCGGAATCGCGAGAGTGGTCAGCGACGTTGCGCCCGCAGCCGCAGCAGCGTTCAACGTCGCGAACTTGTTCGTCCCGAAATTCAGCACCGTACCGTTCGGAATCGCAGCGGAGAGCGCGGCGACAGGGACCGTAGTTGCAGCAGCGAGCGCACCCGCAGCGCCGACAACAACCTTGACCGCTGCCTCTCCTTGGAATTGTGCAGCATCGACTTTAGCCCCGCCCGCGATCATGTGTTCGCGATCGAGGTTGTCTCCGATCCATGCACGCGCGACGGAGTTTTGGTTTCCCTCAACTACTATGCGTGCCATGTGCTGTACCTCACGTCCCGCGTTTTGGCGGGCCTTTGTAAACGCTACCCATGTAGCCCGACACCGCTTGCGTGTTGTTACGCGAAGCGCCGCGCGAGCTAGACTGCGACGGGAATTGCTGTGTCGATTGTTGCCGCGTAACGCCGCCGTTGTCTTGCGTACCGTCAGAAGCGACAAGCGCCGGGAGATAAACGGACCAGTTCTTTTCCGCGTACTCGATCAACGGAGATTCTTTCCCATCTTCCGCTTTCACAAACGCAGCAGGAACTTTGGTGCCGTCGTTTTCGATCTCGCGCACGGACACTTCCAGAGTGCCGACCCGATCGCGGAGCACCGGGAGATTGAATCCCGCAGCTTCCGCAGCTTCGCGCAAGACCGAATCCCGTTTCATGTTTGCAGCATCGCTCGCAGCTTTCTCGCCGTCTGCGATCTTCTGCTTCACTTCGTCAGGCGTACCGAGTGCCTTGTACGCATCATACGCTGTCTTGTCGGCAGGCTCGATTACCGCTTTCTTCGTAATCGCTTCGCGCTCAGCAGCAAGTAGGCGTTCCGCTTCCGATGCGCGAGTGCGATACCGAGCGATAACTTTACGCTGCTTCCTCATCCACCCGCGAGTACGATCGAAGTAATCGCGAATGATCTGATCCGAGACAGTGTTACCCGTAGTCGGCGCGGCGGGCGGTTCGTCGTCATCGTCATCATCGTCATCTACGTTATTCCCGCCGCCGCTTCCAGAGCCGCTATCGGGCACGAAGAATTCCGAAAAACTATCGAAGATGACTGGCGACAGCAATCGATACATGCTTGCACCCTCCTGGGGTGTTGACGCGCTCCTGGCGCGCTTGTTCTGCGTACTCTCAGTCTACCACACAATTGTCAGAATGTCCACTCTGTCACTATACGTTACTTCTGTTCGATATTTTGCTCCTTTCTCGCCCGCTCTTCCAGAAATGATAGTGGCGTCAAGACGTCTGCGAGGGCATCTATCGCCTTCTCAATGTTTCTATGAAAGTTTGTGTAAAATATGTTCCAGGTAGCGAACGTCATTGTATTCTGTAAATCTGCTACGCCATAGTCCATCTGCGCGAGAAAGATGTGGAGCAGTTCGTGAATTACGTAATGTCGCCTATCCTCGGGAGAGCAGGTGTAAAAGTGATCGCTCATACGAACTACGGCGCGATTGCGCGTTTCCGAAACATGTATCGAAGCTGCTGTATCTTTCCCTTTCGGTGGCTTATGACTAAAGGTGAGCGTGTAATGATTGAGCAGCAGCAGATCGCGCATATTGCGAAACTCTTCGCGCGCCGCCTGGAACTGCTTTTCACGCTTCTTGCTCAATTTGTATTTCTTCTTCATCGATCCTCATCATGCGATAGCTGAAAAGCCGCCTTGCACGACTACCGAAACATTTTCCTCCCCGTCAATCAAGCGTACATCGTAAATATACGGGGCGGCTGCGGAGAGTACGGAGAGATCGTCAGCGTCTAGCGCGATCGTACCTTCACCGCTCGCGGGGCTAGGAACATCGAGCACCTTTTCCAGAACAACGGCGCGATACAGATCGTAAACTCTGAACGTCAGCGAGCACCCGAAGAGGTTCGCCAAAGCTTCGGAGCCGTCCGGTGCGGCGTCGTACACGGTGACGGTGCGCTCTAACGTCGTGCCGACGATCGCAGCGAGATTTACCCACGGTGTGTCTGTCATCGTATCCTTCCGATCTTGCTAATCTTCGCCGTGCGCACTAACTGCGAGTCTCCCGAAATGTTCCCTAGCGGCGTGTTCCCATCGACAGTCGCCCCGTTCTGATGTGCTGAAAACTGTCCCGCTACGCGCTCTTCCACGATGAAACCGCGCGCTCGCACTATCTTGACACCTGCTCGCGTGTTCCACGCTACCACGACCGTTCCAGACGCAAGGGAGCGTACTTGCCACGCAGTGACAAGATCGCGAGAACTGCGAGAGCGCAGCGCCCAGACGATCGAGCGTTCGGCGGCGCTAGTCGATCGCACATCCCACGCCATCGCCTGCTCGCGAGCGAGCGACGTTCGCACAAACCAACTGCTGCTCTGCTCACGAGCAACGTTCGAGCGCAACGACCATGAAATAGCTTTTTCGGAAGAAGCAACTAGCACCGCCACGAGAACATTCCAAGATAACGGTGCGATACTGACAACTATCGTTCTAACATGCCAAGCGATCGGTTCCGTCTGTGCAATGTTCGCGCGATCGTGCCACGCTACCGCCTTCGTCTGAGCGACAGCGGCTCGAACGTCCCAAGACAACGCAACTGTTTGACCGACAGTAACCTGGGAAAGCGTATTCCAAGCTACATCGATACTTTTCGCAATAATCGCACGATCGTGCCAGGCGATTTGTTTTGTCTGCGCTATTGCTGCGCGCGTATTCCATGCTAAAACTGCCGTCTGCGCTATTGCTGCTCGAACATGCCAAGCGATCGGTTCCGTCTGAGCAACAGCGGCGCGAACATGATACGCGAGCGCCTTCGTCTGCGCCACGGAGCTACGCACGGAAAAGGCGATATCTTTCGTTTGCGCAATCGAAGTACGCACACTATATGCGAGCGCCTTTGTCTGCGTGATCGCTGCGCGAGTGTGCCAATCTACTTGCTTCGTTTGCGCGATAGCTGCGCGTATGTGCCAGTCGGCTTGTCTCGTCTGCGCAGCGACGGATCGAATATGCCAATCGGCTTGCTTCGTCTGCGCAGCAGTAGCGCGTATGTGATAACTAAGTTGTTTCGTCTGAGCGATAGCCGCGCGTATGTGGTAGCTAAGCTGCTTCGTCTGAGCGATAGCGGCGCGAACGTGATATGAAAGTACAAGGTCTTGACCAACAGCCGTTGTGCCAGCGAGAGTAAATGTATCCGAAACCGCGCTCGATGCGTTTCCCTCCGCGTCGATCACGATCAGATTGAGCGTCTTTACGCCGCTCCCGCTCGAAAACTTCACGGTAAAGGATGTAGCGTATGCAAAAGCTGTCGAAGCTCCCGACGTCGCCTGCACGTTAGCATCATACGTCGTGTCAACATCGCCGTATAGCTTCATCGTGTAATTGAGTGGAAGCGGATCGGTAGTCGTGATCGTGACGGCTTGCGTTTGCACAGAGTCGGACGCGGCGATCACGTTGAGCGCAACACCAGCCGGTGCAGTAGTGTCAACGAGTACGCCCCAATTCGCCATACTGCGCCGCTCCTAAGAAGGTAGCGTTACTGTCGTTCGCGTCGTGAAGTTCGCGAGCGTACCTGTAGTACCGGCGACAAGTCCCGCGTAATCGACCCAGATACAGCCTAGATACCCATTCAACATCGCACCTTGTACAGCGTCGGTGAAAATGCGATCCATATCCGTATTCGCGTTACCGCCGCCTGCCGGTTCGCCCATCAGATAATACGCTTTTCCGTATGTCGCGGCGAGCACGCGCAACGCTTCCCACGGCGGTGCATCGCTCGGATTTGTCCACGGCGTGCCGCGACTGTCATTCATCCATGTTGACCACGGATACACGCGATCAAGCGACGAATATGCGGCAACTTGTCGGGGCCAATCGGTGCCTGCGGCTAACTCGCGCCGAAACGTTACATCGGTCTTGTTCGTCGGCAGCGAGCGATCGGTGCGCACGCCCCAGCTTGGGTGCAACACGAAAATCTCTGCACTCGGCAGATAGTCGCGAAAACGCTTGATCCACCATAGCATATAGCGCGTATGCGCATCTTCGTACCAGTTGATCCACGTCGCGTCGTCAGTGTCGTTGCTCGATCCGCCGAACGGTATATAGGAAGGCAATGGACAGACGACTTGATCGGCAACGAGTCCGGTGCCTGTCTGAGCCGGTGCAGAAAAGCCCCAATACTTGATGCTCGCGAGCGTCGATCCGTCGTAACCATCGGGCGGAAAATGCAGTTCCATCGAATATCCGCCGCCCACTTGCACCGCTTCGATCTTCGCGGTGTTGATGTACGGCACGCCGGAATCGAGCGTGGTAAAGATTTTCGTAATCAAGTCGTCGAGATAACCGCGCATCGTCGCTGAAAACACGTAATCGTACACATTCTGCTCGTTAGTCCCGGTGAAAGTTCCTCCGAATTGATCGGTGTGACGAACAGCGCCGGTTGCGACCCATGTAGGCGCATATTGCATCGCGATCTGAAAGATGACATAGCCACCGTTATCATAGATATCATTGATCTGCGTGCGCAAGTTGCCTAGTTCTGTCGTTGAGAGCGCGCCGCCGTTCGTCGCTTGCAAGCGATCCCAGAAAGCTTGCACCACCATCCATTTCTGATTCGCTGCTATCGCCGTTTGCTTCTGCGTGAGTGTCAATTGTTCTGAGCGATAGAAACCGTAGCGATAGCGAGGACGATCGCGATACCATGTGCTGTTGCGTTGCACCCAGACTTGTATCGAGTATTCTCCCGCAGATAGATTGAGCGCGCCCGCGCTCGCGTCGATCGTCGCTGTCTGATCGGTGTTCGCTGCGAGCGTCGTACCGGAGTCTACCGCCGTTCCGTTGCTCTCAGTTGTAGAGTTCAACCGAACACGCCACGCATCGATTCCGTAATCGGTTCGGAATGTCACGACGGAAGTAGCTTTCCCGCTGACCTTGCTGATCGTGCGTTCGGTTACACTCGTGATTCGTGCAGTCGGTGTAGCCGTTGCAGTCGTGACAGCTTCGCCGCTCGTGTTCGCAGTTGTGCCCGCAACATTTGTACCGCGCACGCGATACCAATACGCAGTGTTGTCGGCAAGCCCGGTGGCGTCTTTGAACAGCACATTACCGACGTTCAGCCCGTTGTACCCGCTCACCATGCTCGTGAAACCGGAATCGGTCGCCACATCGAGCAAGTACGCTTCGGGAGCGTCGTGCGAGCTATCGATCGCTCCCGCTGTCCAGTTCGCGCGAAAGCCGCTCGCCGTGATATTCGATTCGGCGGCGATCGTCGGCGTGTTCGGCGCGAACTTGTTCTGGACTTGTAATTGCTGCTTCGTGCCCGTAACGGTGGTGGACCATGTGATCGAAGGCGTCGTACTCGCCGTGCGCCCGTTCTGATAACTCGCGACAGCGCGGTTACGTGTGGTAGCCGATCCGCCTGTCGATGCAGCAGCGCTGAGATTCGTCCAGCCTGTCGTCGGTGTCGCGCTCGCGTTGCTGCTGACCGTCGCCGCATCGGATACAGTGTTGTGATCGAAGAATACAATGAAATCTGACGACAACGGAGAAGCAACCGCGCTGCCCGTGTGCGCAGCGACAGCAGACGAGTTCACCGCACCCGCCACCACGTTTTTGAGCGTTTCCGAAGCTCCCGAGAATTCGAGCACGTAGACAGCCGCTTTGACGTTCGCAGAAAGTTGAAACGTCATCGCGGCTGTCTCAGCGCCGTTACTCATTTTCGAGAGGATCGTGTGACCGCCTACCGTGCCGTTCGCGACCGCAGTCTGCGCAGCCCATCCCGACGCCGAGACAGTAACGCCGGTAACAGTGCGATAAGCGACGAAAGCGAGCAGTAAGTTACCCGCCGCTGGCGTTCCTGCGGGACTGCTCGCTGACGTCACTACCGATGTAGCCCCGGAGTTACCTCCCGAGTACGATCGCACGAAGGCTACGGCCACAACTGCGCCTTTCTGTAAACGCTAACACGTCGCGAGAGTGTTACGCAGCCGTGTCGCCCTCAACGCGCAGCGTGCCGCCGTCGTTATCGAGCGCTGCTGTGTTCGCTGCGGTGCGTCGTACCCACACACCCTTGCACTGTCCTGCCGGGATATCCGAAAGTGCAAGCCCCGTGCCTTTCGTCGTTGGTGCGGAGAATGTCTGCGACGATGGTGCGGTGTTCTCGTCCACGACTTGTTTCGCCTGTGCGGAAGCTGAGCCGATCGCGCTCGCTGCGGTCGTATCGACAGAGATCGCGAGCACCGCACCGCCTGCTGTCTCAGCAGAAATCCAGACGACGGGCGAGAGCAGCGTGAGCGTGGCGTGCGCATTGTGAATGAAAATAAGGCGATACTCAGCCTCGCTCGCCGCGTTCTCATCACCGCTCACATTGTCGAAAAGATTATTGAGCGGTGTTCCCGAAAGCTGCGTCGTACTGATGTACTTCCCGAGACTCGCGTTTGGATCGGGTTGCGCAGCGCTGTTGCCCGCGCTCCCCGTGAGAATCGACAGCTTATAGAGAATGTCACCCGCTACGATAGCCATGCTAGCTCCGATCCATGAGACTCCCTACGATCGGGAGAAAACGCAGTCCGTGATCGCCGGGGTATGCTCTACGGTGTTGATTCACACCTGTGATAATCGCATCCGGTATGCCATCGGGGAAAGCTGCACACTTCGCCGGATATTCATTATCCGCAGTGGGACGAAAGTGTTGACAGAACGGGCACGGAGACGGCGTTATCCCCGGCTGTTGAATACTCTTTAGTTGCGCTCTCGTACTGCTCACGGCAACCTCGGACCACGATAATAATAATAACCGTTCAGCACTTCTTGACTCCACTTTCTGCCCGCGATGTGTCCCGCGAACACTTCTGCGACATACTCTAGCGGCGACGTCATACCGTATTGCGAGACTTCTTTCCGCACTTTTGGCGAGATGTTCGGATCATAATACGGACGTATCTTCTTCTGTAGATCGCTCAACACAGCATTTCCCGCGAAACTCTGATGTTCCTTGTGCCCGACTTCGTGATAGATGATGTGATGCACATCGGAGCTTGACCAATTGTTGTACTTCGCTTGCGTTGCCATCATCTCTTTCGGATTTCGCATAACGTCCGATTTAGGATTGAGACGCATGGTTCGCTGAGCGAAATTGTATTCGCCAGCAGTTGATCGAGCGCTGAAACCACGCACGGTGAAATTCTCTGCTTCTAACGAGAAGTTCGGTGGAGGCTCTATGCCTCGAATTTTCAATTGATAGAATCCAGAATTAGCAAGATTCGCCATATCCAGCGTTGCGCCTTTGCCGTATGTTACTTTGAACATACCCAACTTGCGCGCATACTTTGCAGCATCATCGAGCGATGCGGCGGGAATCTCCGCAGGATCGTGGATACCCATACCCGTTAGACGTCGCTTCTCAACTTCGATCGGCGTCGGAGGTTGCCACGGCGGTTTCGCTGCTGCTACTAATTGCTTCGTCGCAGCAGTTGGCGCAGGCTTATCGGTCAATGTCTCTACGGAGTGTGTTGCCGCTTTCTTCGTTGAGCGTGGCGTACTCACACGTTTCGGGGCTTTCGGAGCAGACGGTGCGGGTGCGGCTGTTGTCGGTTTGAATCCGGTAACATGCTCCACAAGCTCATCGGTGCTCAATTGCGTAAGATCGGGACCGGGCACACGAGCGGCACGTTCCGCAAGAATCTTCGGAGACGTCGTAATATTCGACAAGAAACAGAGACAATTCGGATGATTCGGGTACGTCGGTACTCTACCCGTGGGATACACACCACGACCGAGCGAATAATTGTCATTGCTCGCATTCGCATCACACTCGTCGGGACCGGGGTGTGCAAAGCCAAGATTCCACTTG